TCAGCAAGAGGTAGCCCTCGATGAGTCCGGCCACCCCCATGCCGGCGACCGGGATCCCGCTCATGGCGCACTGGTGACCCAGGATGATCAAGATCAGGTAGATAGCGAGCTTCACCGAGCCGCGGAACAGCCTGTGCGACGACACTTCTCGCCGGATCAGTGCGTAACAGAAACCTGTGACCCAATCCAACGCGACAAGCACTAGGATCGCCCTTAGAGCTGGCGTCACATCACCGACAAGGAAATGCACTGTGGCCACCAAGGCCCCGGCGAGGGCCTTCCACAGTGGTAGCTCAACGAGTCGCTGCAGAACCCCGACTAGACTGTCTCTGACCTCATCCATGACACACACCCCTAATCTACCGCCACAGTACATCCCAGTACACAGCGAAGCCGCCCCCGTGTGGAGCGGCTAAGATACTACGTTACGTACGTTACGTCCGAATCATCATCTACATATCAGCACTTGTCGACTCCGATACATCCCTGGCCCGCGGCCTGAAAATGGCCCAGAGCGTAACGGGCTCGGCCAGCACGGCTGGACTAAGCACCCACGATACCGCTGCTCTCCGCTCGCCTGCACTATAGGTCTGCATTACATACTCATTGTCTATCGTGAGAGTGTTGGCATCAATAACAGTCCCAGGCAGGTACAAAGTGAAAGCCATCAACGGACCTATGGGATCTCCCTCACTATCAACTGCTGTGACCAAACGAGGGAGTTCGACGGAAACCCGCCAATCGCCATTAACCAACTCCTCACGTCTGGCAAACGGCAACTGATCAAACGGCATTGGATCAAACCCTATCGATAGCGGCCCGCTCGATAGGTTCTCTATCCGAGCATTGGCAAACGGCAACAGCAGTTCAATCCTGGTTTTCAGGTCGTTCATCTGTTCCACCGAATCCTCAAACGGCTGAAAGACGGAAGCCGTCACGACCGCCTCCCAGTCCTCGTTGATGATAAGTGCGTGATCCGTCCGGTAGCACCCCGCCAGCCCTACACACACTAACAAAACCAGCCCAACCAGCACAGCTTTCCTCACACGACCACCTCCCACAATTCACCTGGAACGTTCTGCATGGGGGAGGAGATTCCTGCACACAACTAAGCCGCCCCTGTGGATATGTGGGCATCAAAAAGCGCCCCGTGCGGGGCGCGAAACAGTCGCCCGCAGGCGGCTCCCAAACCAGGTCTTACTGTGCCGGCTCTGTTGGCGGTGCCGGCCATACGACGTCCGCCGGGTCGAGAAAAACCTGCGGAAGGTCCCGCAGCGCCTGACGATACTGCGCCCAGGCAGCGCGCAGAGATGCGTCCATCGGTACGTCGGGAAGCTGCGTCCAGTCCGACTCGCGCAACAGGGCATCGCGGCGGGCTCGAATATCGTCCCATGTTAACTGCGGTGCCGGCGGATCGCACGGCACGATCTGACTGCCGTTCCATCGGCGAGTGCCCGGGTTAGCCAGGAATTCAAGCCACTGTTCGTCGGTGATGGGAACCGTGTCCGACAAGTCCTCATGTGGGTAGTCCAAGTCCGGCTCAAAAAACGCCACGGGTCTCCCTTCAGTATCGAATCGTGCGAGCTTCCCTGCCATAGTCTTGACCCCCTCAATAGCCGATTGCGAAGTAGCGAGCCCTCCCGACGTCAGTCCCTCCGGGATTGTTGACGACCGTCATCCCGGTCTTCGAATGATCCGTCGTGATCGCCTCGTACGTCGAACCGCTCACCTTACTGGTCACCACCCCGAGGCATATGTGCGGGAACGCAATCGGGAACGTAACCGAGACCGAATCGCTTGACCCGCTCTGAGACATGCCCCACTGCAAGATGATCCCGTTGGGGAATCGGATGTACCCGAAAGTTGCGATGGAGCTGCCCCACTGCGACTGGAGGTAGCAGTTGCCCTCAACCCATGCTTTAGTTGCCGCGTCTTGAGCATTGACGGGATCAGCAAATTGGGCACGGCCGTTTGCGTCTCGGATCACAAGCCTACTCGCCGTGGGGCTGGATGTGGCGCCGTGCACTGAGGTAGCATTGGCGTGAGCATCGAGTGCGGACCGATTTACAGCGAGCGCGTCGATCGCCTGCTTCGTACGCAACGGCGTCATATACTTGTTGTTCACCGTGCCAGCCTCAGCCTCAGCCTGCGTCGCAATTGCGTAGTTTTCAACATTCCCCAGCCCTACCTGCGACTTAGTCACCCCATGAGGATTATTCGTGTTGTTGACGTGACTATTCAGCGCCGCCGTAGTAGCATGCCCTCCATGGGGAGCAGAAGCGTTGGTATGTGACGACAGACTGCTCGCAACGGAGTCAACCTCCGCCTTCCTAGCGATATCAGTAGAGTCGACAGGAGCAGCGACCTTCGCCCTACCGCTAGAATCCCGTATTATGAGACGGTTAGCGGTCGCAGAGCTAGTCGCACCATGCACAGACGTAGCATTAGCGTGGGAATCAACCTTCGCCTGCGCTCCACTAGGCGTTTCTGCACCTATCTGAGCAGCGGTTACTCCATGCGGATTGCTCTTGTTGTTCACGTGGCTGTTCAGTGCCGTCGTAGTGGCATGTCCACTATGCGGAGCAGCAGCCTGGACGTGCTGTGACAGTCCATCACCCAGACCAGCAGCAAGGCCATTAGCATAGTCCACGGCGGCGCTATAGGCAGCATTCGCCTTAGCAGCTGCCCCCGTAGGTGTCTCCGCTCCGATCTGCTCCGGCGTAACATTGTGAGGATTGCCTGTATTGCTCCGGTGGCTAGTAATAGCACTGCTAAGCTCCACTAGACTCTGATATATCCTGTTAAACAGCCAGTTGAGCCAACCCGCAGGCGGCCTCTCATCTACCTCCCAACCTATCTGCTTTTTGTTAGCTGGCGGCTCCGAACCCTCAGCCAGCCACTCTGGCGGTTGCGTCATAATCGACATCTAGTATCACCTCTCTATCGGCAGATCAGGCGACGGAGCATCGTAGTATGCGCCTAGCCGACCGCCTGTAGTCTGCTCAGGGTTGGCGAACCCCTTCTCAGGATCATACTGTGATTGATCGGAGAGGGACGAAAACTGAAATGTCCCGCTTAGGAGTGCTGACACTCTCACCCCAGCAGCCACAATAAGCCGCATGATTTCCACCCATTTGTCAGGCGTCAACTGGTACTGCGCTAATGCATACAATGGGGCGGCTATCTCCACGGCTGCAGGTTCCTGTTCTACCCTGCGCCAAAACGGTGTAACACTGACTTCTGAAACCGGGACAGACAGCATTACCGAAACGATGCGCTTGATACTGTCTATGTCGCCTGGAGACAGGTTCCGAGCGATCTTGGCCTTGATCAGTCCTCGATAGGTGTTGTCACTGACTTGCCCTCGACTCTGCGCCACGTTGGCGCCCAGCAGATCCAAAGTCTTACCCGTCGCCTGGTCAACGTCCCTGTATCGCTCGGTCGACGTCAGAGCCTCTCGCACCTGAGCGAACTCAGCACCGATGATTCTGAACAGTCGGAACAGACTGCTATTGGTCAGCCTGCTGTAGGTGCTCGGCAGACGGCGACTCAGCGCCTGCGCTTCCTGCATCTCCTTCTCCTCAGACATGTGTTACCACCACCGTTTCAGGAGAGGCCTGAGCAACCTGCCTGTCTCCAATAGCGACGTTCGCCATGCCACTCGGATCAGGGTCGAGGCCCACGGTCACAGCCACATCTTCCACACCTTGGACACCTTGGGCTGCAGCAATCAGAGCAGTCCAAATCACGTCTTTCCCAAGTTCTAGGCCGCTGTGCACAATGCCCTGAGTGTCTATTCCCCCGATATACTTGATGATGGCATCCACAACCTGAATATCTCCATCCACAGGGTAGGTGGCGTTAGCCGTCACCTGCACAGAGACATAGACAGGCACCGCCTCTGCACGGCTAAACCGAATCAGTTGATCCTGTCCACCGGCGTCCTTGACGGTGACCTCGACTGACCCATATGGCTGAATCCCGGCGGCAATGGTGCGATGTATGGCAGTTGCTACGTCCTCATCTGCACCTCCCAGAACAATGACCTCAACCGACTTAGGAGGTCGCTCTTCGGTATCAGTCTCCATCGTCGGGTTATGGAACACCTGCGCCGCGCGAACTCCTGGGACGTTCAGCACAGAGGCCCGAATAGAGTCTATGGTGCTCGCTCCTCCAGCCGACAAGCTTTGATAGTATCTGTCTCGCAGTTCTCGGTCTGTCTCCCGATTCACGCCATCTACGTTGCGCTCATGGTCGATGTTCGTCACCGCATCTATCCCTGCTATAGGGTTGATCACCCTATTAAGCTGTCCAGTAGACACGTTGCTTTTCGCTCCGGCCTCTACCGCATAGGCCATAACCTCAACCTGCCCGGACTCCGCAATAGCAACCTCCTGGACAGTCGAGAACCGGATAGAGAGATCGTTAGTGCCGATCAGGAACCCCGCTGGAATTACGACGCCGGGATCCCCGGTAAACCTAACCATGCGCCTTGCAGCGGTCGCAGCCCGCCTAGATATTCCGGCGTACTTGACCGCATAGTCGAGGCTCTGCCCCACGGCGAGGTCAACGAACCCCGAGCAATAGACCTTCTCAGCTACAGCCCAGAGCAGAGACAGCCCGAAGGCGACCACTCGCAGGAACAGTGCAAGAGGCGAGGCGCTCGAGAGGTCGATGTTGACTCCCAGAAGGTTTTTCGCCTTCGATTCCATCTCTGCTATGATATCGGCGTACGTCTTGCGCCGGAATCCAAACTGCGTGACTCCCCAGTCTGTCACTCGACATCCACCTCCTCGGCCACCTGTTCTCCATTCTCAAGCCGCACTTCGAACTCGATGTGCAAGACCCGATTCGGCAGTCGGCTCAGGCGTATGCTCTCGACCAGCTTCACCTGGTCGTCCGCCATGAGCGCCTTTCGGATCTCGGCCTCGATCAATCGGTCGTCTGTGCCCTTCTCGACCAGCGCTAGCCAAGGCACGCCGAAGGTATTATCCAAGAACCATTCGCCGAGCCGGGTCGCCAACCGGAGCCTCAACCGCTGCTTCTGCGCCTCGATGCCGTCGACTATGCGCAATCTCTGATGCTCGTCGAACTCAATGTCTCCCGTCGAGGGATCCACGTGGAAGCTCAGCAGGTTGCTCATAGAACCTTCACCACCTGACTGGGATCCGGACTGGCCTGCGTCGGAGCTCCCGCTCCGTTGGCTGAGTGTGTATGGCCATCGAGCCATTGCTTGAGTGCAGCGCCCAGCGGGACGCCCTCTGCAGCGCCTTCTCCTCCCAGCCTAAGGTCTGATGTGTGCAAGATCGACGGTCCATCGATCCGAAGTTCCACTCTGTGCGGACCCACTTCGATGAGAACGTCGCCGGCCTTTTTCATGACGACCTTTGAGCCCTTCTCCCGATGGAGGATCAGCAGATCCTCAGAGTGTTCTGCGGGCAGCTGAGACTCAGCCTGGTGCATCAGACCCGGGATGGCTATGGCGTCGTCAATGGCGTGCCGCCTCGCGAATTTGGGATCCTGAGGCGTTCCGTCGACAAGGAGATAGTCCAGAGCTCGCTCCGAAAAAACCACGAGGACCGTGTCGCCCTTCCGGATCGGCGGCCTGAGGATGAAGTCCCCACCCTTCGGGAGAAGGACGGGGACTTCGAGTATGGGAGGGACTGGCTGAGGCTCGGAATCGGGCGATACTCGCCGCTTTCGGAGGAGCGTAACGCTGGCCCTCATCCGCTGTAGATCGATCTCCTCTATGCGCGCCGGTATGGCGGTATGGAGGTCATCGAGCTTGTTGTCGACGACGGCCCTTATCAGGTCCTTGACTCTCACAACGGCACCACCACGCACTCGGTTATGTGCTCGCCACTGTCGCTGACATGCCGACCCTCGGCCACTCGGAAGCGGCCGCTGACCGCCTCGGATTCGATCTCCACGACCGAGTCCGTTGTGATACGATGCTGCAGCAGTGCCTTAATCCGATAGGCATCCTCATAGGTGGAGTCTCTATACGGGCGGTCTAGGAGCCCGGTCCTGGCATTCAGCACTATGACCTCTGGCTGTGCCTGTTGTGGCGGGACCATATAAACCGCTCCGTTCGTCACGTGGAGCTTTGCTCCCGTGTCCTTGGCGATCTCCTCGAGGGCGGTCTTGATGGCCGTCGAAAGAGTCCGCCCTGTGGGATAGACAACGTCTTCAGGCAATCGGATCTCGCCCACATCGAGCCCAAGCATTGCCACCAGATCATTAACGATTTGCGATGCCTTCGTCCCAGGCGACCAGCTCCGGTTAACGTAGCGGGTCAGCCACTTGTCCGTGCCATCTCCGATCGTCAGCGTAGTAATCCTATCAGCTGCCTCGAGCTGCGTCACGGCCTCAGCTATAATGCCGAATGTCACGAGCCCGATGTCATTCTGGTACCCGGAACGCACTGCGATGGGCTGTCCTGTCTCGCAAACGGCAAGCGAGTCCGGTCCGAGATTGTAGAGCTTTACGCTGGCCACGTTGCCGTCGGAGCTGCCGTCGAAGGGGATGTCGAATTCAATTGTGAGCGGAGGGCTGGCAATCACCCGGCTGCCGATCTGCACCTCGGTTACCCGGCCAAACGTGGTCACAAGGATCCCTCCTCGAAGATGAACGGAAACACATCGACCATGAATGTGGCCTTGTTGCAGACCGACTGGACGCCGGCTATGTCGAGTGGAATGATGTGCACATCCTTGGGCAGCCGATCATCGACTACGCCAGCGAGTAGATCAGCCCCATACACAAAGGGACGATGACTGAGTATGAGCTCGCCTTGGCGGTCTGCAATCGTGGCCGTGTAGAAGTCTCCCTCAGGGTTGTAGTGGATCGTGAAGCGCAGCCTCACGCCAGCGATACTGACCCGGAAGGAATCCGGCAACGAGGAGGTCTTGATCGGCAAATACTGCAGCCTCATAGATCAGTCCCTCCTATCTACGGAACCACCCGGACACGATATTGGCGACTCTTGCCAGCAGGCTCTGGCCGGTGTCCTCGTCAACCTCCGCCGTCTCAGGCTGCCGCAGATCCGGCTCCGGAGACGGCGGCTCCGGCTCAGCCTCCGTGACCGGATCTGGCTCATAGAACTCCCGTATCTCCACCCTGGCGATCTCAACCTGGCGCAGGGTGATGCCCACAACAACCCCATTGGCGATCGCCTTGGTGTAGCTTGGGGATATCCGCTCAATGACCAGATTCTCGTGGATCTCACGACCCACATACCGCAGGAGCTCCTTGGACCTCATCAAGTCCTCGAGCCGCTTGCGCCTCGCTTCCCAGTCGGATCCTGTCAGCACGGCTGTGATAGAGAGACTGAGTGGCCTCTGCTGCACGTGGTCCGATATCTCACGTCCATCCTCGACGGCATTCTCAGACACTTCAGCGCCGTAGTCTTCTGACTCGTCACGGACAACATCGAGGAGGACGTCGCCTAGCATAGACTTGGCCATTTAATCCGCCCCCTCCAGCACGACTGAGGCGTAATCCTCTCCAATGAGCTCCTCAAGCACTCGCCGGACCTCTTCTCGGACACGGATCGCAATGGCTCTGGCATCCTTCTCGGTTGCACCTCGTGCATCGATGTGGATAGGCATGTTGATGTGCACAGGAGCTTGGCCGGCCTGCCGCCAGGCATAGCCGCCGGCATCGCCAGACTGCTCCCCTGCGCCCTGCGTCGCTATGCTCAGCGGAGTGGGAGTATCAAGCAGCGGCTGCATGGGCATTTCGACCGATCGATCGATGGCGAGTCCCAACGGCACACCCAGATTGACCGTCTGCAGATACGCAGTAGCCTCTCCGACCCAAGCCTTCACAGCGCCCAGCAGATCCGGAAACTCCGGCAGCTTGATCTCAGGGATAGTGATCGGGTTCTCCTCCAGCCAGGTCTTGGTGGCGTCGACCACCGCTATTGTCCCGATGACCTTTTCTTCGGATGATGCCACGTTGACATCAAGGTCGACAGGGTTCTGACGGAAGGTCGATATCAACTGGCCAAACCGGCTCTTGATACGCTCAGCAGCCGAGGCGAAGGTTGCCCTTAGGGACTGAGACTCGAGGCCGAGCTTCTGGGCTATCGCCTGGATGCCTGAGAACCTTGGCGTCGTCTCAGCGAAGCCCTCGCCGGCTCCTACGGCTGACTGGGTGAGGCTCTGGAACCCCTGTTTCAACGCTGTGAGACCGGATCCGAGCTTTCCAAACAGACCCTTGGCCCATGATCCGGCCGTTTGCACCGCCTTGCTCGTCAGAGACTGCATAGACTCACCTAATGAACCCAAACGCTCTCGTGCCGTGCTCACACCTGCCTTGATAGCCTGGACGCCGGCTCTAATGCCCGTGCCGAGGCCTTCTCTGATTGAGCTTGCCACGGTCCGGACCTGTCCCACAGCCGTCTTGCCCACGGACGCTATTTGTCCGATGCCCGATTTGACCCAGCCAAACAGCTTGCCGATGCCGCTGGCCACGAACTGGACCGCTTTCAGCGGAGCCAACAAGACTGACACGATCGGCCGGGCCGCATTGACGAGGCCTCCGACTCCTGCACAAACGGCCTGGACCGGTCTGCCAACTCCCATGATAGCATCCTTGATTCGGCCAAATAGCCATGCGATACCCTTCACGACCAGGACAATGGGCATGAACGGTGCGAGAAGAGCAGTCTTCAGCGGAGCCACGATCTTCCCGAGACCGGCGAACTGAGCTCGAAGCCACTGGATGGGAGAACCGATGCTCTGAAGCGCGCCTCTCGCCTGGTTGAACAGCCAGATGACACCCTTCACTAGGCCGATCACCGGCAGGAATGGGAGCGCCAGAACTGTCCGGAGAGGACCCGCTGCACCAATCAGGCCCGTTATGCCGCGCTTGAGCCAATTGATAGCGGCTCCGATACCGCGGAAGATAGCCTGCAGCCAAGTGCAGTTCTTAGCCCACTGAACGATGCGACCGGTGATCGTGTCTCCCTTGCCCGTGAAGAACGAGTAGATGTCCTGCACCACGAGCACGACTGCTGCTATCGCCGCCGCTACTCCCAATACGATACCGATGATTGGCAGCCAAGGAGCGACTGCCGCCCAGCCGGCAGCTGCGAATCCCTTCATGGCAGGAATCGCCGTAAGAAAGCCAGCCTTGAGTAGAGGCAGCGCCTTCGCCAGAGCTATCATCTGCGGCACTACGAGTGAGGCAACGAGCAGAAGTCCGCTGAGAACTGCTCCGAATCCGAGCGCTACTGCAACCACGCTCTTGACCGGGCCAGGCAGCATGTTGAACACGTTCACGACTCCACGCAGGACATCGGCGCCCAACCTGATTACAGGTATGAATGCGTTTCCGATCGATATCTGAGCCTCCTCGAAGGCGCTTCCTAGTTCCTCCAATGAGCCATGCAGGTTGTCCATTTGCTTCGCAGCGATTGTGCGCGCCGCACCACCTGACTGCTCGAGCTGAGCAGTAAACTGCCGGATCCGGTCGGGACCCTGAGCCATCAGCGCCAAGACGCCTGCGAAGGCTCGCTCGCCGAATAGCGTCTGGATCGCAGCACTTCGCTGTGCCTCACCCATGTGTGCTGTCGCTATGTTGAGCTGCTCGATGATGTCGGCCATGGGCAGCATCCGGCCCTCTGTATCCGTGATCCTGATCCCGAGCTTCTTCATCGTCTCTGCAGCTGCGCCTGTAGGCCCCGCCAGAGAGCTCATCATGCTTCGCAGCGTAGTGCCTGCTTGGCTCGCCTGAATACCGGCATTGCCCAAGAGTCCGGCAAGTGCTACTGTCTCCTCGAGGCTGACGTTCAGCGAAGCAGCCACAGGAGCCGCGTACTTCATCGTCTCGCCGAGCATTTGTAGATCAGTATTTGAGCTTGTGAACCCAACCGAGAGAACGTCAGCTACTCGTCCAGACTCTGAGGCCTCCAGGTTGAACCCTCTGAGTATGCCGGAAACGATGTCAGCCGTGGATCCCAAATCGAGCTTCGCTGCTGCAGCTGCATCGAGCATCCCAGGCATTGCCGATATGATCTCCTCAACCTCGAATCCGGCTAGGGCGAGGTAGCCCATGCCTTCTGCCGCCTGGGAAGCCGAGAATATGGTCGTCGCACCAAGATCACGTGCTGTGCGGGACAGGCGAGCCAGTTGCTGGTCGTTAGCCCGGGCAAGCGCACCGACTCGAGACATCTCCGCTTCGAAGTCGGCCGCCTTGCGCACTGCGAACCCGATCGTGCCGGCCGTGGCCGCGAACGCCCCAGCGATCAGTGTCCGGTTGTCCTTCAGCGCCTTGCTGACGCGCTCCAGGCTCTGTTCGTTGGCCTTGAACTTCGCGTTCAGTGCGTCGAACCCGGTGGCCATGGAGGAGGTGGACTGCGCTACCTGAGTACCGGTAGCAGCGGCCTGCGCGCCGAGGGTCTGTACGCCGCGCTCACTCTTGACAGCATTAGCCTTGAATGTGTCGACCTGCTTGTTTGCCTCAGCTAGCGGGCCGGCCTCGATCTGATAGCCGACCCGGATAGACAGATCCCTCAGCACATCAGCCACGTCGTGTCACCTCCTCCATCTGCCACGTCGGGGTGAAGGCATCTTTGGCGGTTTCTCCTTGGGTGCGTATAGCTGCAATGCAGCTTGAGCCTCGTAGAGCTCGTCGAGGTCCATAACAGAGACTTCCGAGTACGAGAAAACCCCGCTCATGACCAATTGCCAGAATGCCGCTTTGCGCTGGGCAATCTGCTTGTATATGGTCATGTTCGGGGTCTTGGTCCCGTCAGCAGCCTCGAGGGTGTAACTAGCCTCTAAGAAACTGCTCGATCTCGGTTACGAGCTCTTCCAACTCCCCAACCGACTCAAAGTCTTCAGTCTTTAGACCGACCGGGTCGATGATGACGTTGTCGAACAGCCCCTGGATGTATGTGTCGCTCTGAAGCACGCCATTACGGTCTCTGGACTTGTCGGTGTGCTTCAGATACCACTTCGCACCGGGGTGCTGCAGTCTATACTTCTTTCCTCTGACCGTCACCTCACCGGTCTTCGTTGTCTTGACCTTCTCATCGCCAGCCAATGATATCCCCTCCTGTACTCGTTTTCCGTAGCTCAGCTGCTTATGAAGTGAGCCACTGACGAGCATTACTCATCAGCGGCAGTGAAGACCTGATCCCAGTCGGCAACGAGGATGACGATCTCGACATCCTCGACATTGTCGCCCCGGCTAAACGCAGGCGCCTTCTGGATGCGCGCCTGCGAACCGCCGACACTGACATCGCCCTGGAAATTGCGGTCGGTGATGCGGATCGAGAACGGTTCCTTGGACTTGCGGAGCTCCATGAACTTGGCGATGGACGGGCTGTTGTGCTTGAGCGTGAGAGTGATGGTGCCCGTATTGTCAGCGGCGTCGACGAACGTGACATCGCCCTGAGCTCCGACATCCATGGTGACTTCGTCCTCATTTTTCTCCGCCTCTACGAACGTGCCGTCCGCGAAGCCGACCACTGTATGCCCGTCGACCACAACGGCAACGTCTCTGGGATCATACTGGCGGACCTTCTCATCAGCCATTGCAATACCCCCTTATCTCGATCTAGTACAGTCATGAGCCCGGGCAGCGCCCGGGCTCTCCCTATTCAGCCATTGAGGCCTGGCAGATAGCTAGACTCGCACCACTCCGCTGACACGGACCTTGTGGACCGCTCCGGCTAGCTCTGCATCCCAGTACACGTCGGGCAGGATCCGGTTCGCACGATCGGTTGCCGCAATATCCTGGCGCCTCGGGGCCGTCACGGTATAGAGGCCATTGCCGAAGTCATCCCGGGCGATCAATCCGTTGCGGGTGGCCTCCTGCAGCACGGCCTTGATGGGCTCGATTATCAACCCAATGCCAAGATTGTCATACGGGATCTTGCCATTGACGAACAGTGTTCGACTGATGCGCTCCTCCATCCGGGCCTTGAGCCAGTCCTTGGCAAGCTGGATGTCAGCGTAGGTGCCATCGACGGCGTAACCTTCGCTGGTCTGGAGCACCCCGAATTTGGACACATAGGTAATCGCATGGGCCTCGTGGAGGGCGGCGATCTCGGTCGTGGAGAAACCGGAGTCAGCCACACCGTCCAGGGTCTTGAACTTCAGCGTTACCGTCCCGGGCAGCTCTGGAGCGATTCGACCAACCAGAGCAGCGTCGGGATATGCACTGGCTGCGTCAGGCTTGGTGTGGGCAAAGAAGATGGTCCTGCTCGTCTCCATCGAGGCCGTGAGTCCCTGGACTGAAGCAACCACGTCTGCAGCGGTCTCCTCCGCCTCGTTGGTGCAAACGAACATCTTGCCGTTCGATGCAGCCCACGCAGAGAGCGACACCAAGTCGTGAGTCCCGTACTCGCCGCTAGGCGTCTCATGCTCTCTTGGGGCGAACACGAGCCAGTACCAGTCGTTGTGCTTGTCCACCAGTTCGTTCAGAGCAGAGGCGAGGTCACCCGCCGCAGGCTCAGATGCCCGGGCAAAGGAGTAGACAGCGATCCTCTGAGGCCTTGGGTTTTGTCTCAGGATCGACGCCACCGCCTCGTAGACTGCATCCGTCGGTGCGAACCCTTCCAGCTCGGCTAGACTAGACACTTCCTGATAGGCCTGATCTTTCTCGGTCCCTAGGACCAGAGGCAGACCGAAGCCGGCTTGTGTGAGCGGTCGTGTCTGGTCTGTGATGACTATTTCGACATCTCTCATCCTTTCATCCCCTCCATTACAGGTCTATCTCTTTGGTCCCCTCAGGACCGGTAATCAAAACCTTCTCGATAGTCGGCACCCTCACCTCAACCGTGTCGACGACCCGTATGCTGACATCAAAGCCCTGCCGGCGCTCCACGCTCCGCTCGAGAATAGTGTCTCGATCCTGGATGCCCGTCACGTTGGTGATGACGGCATTCAAAGGCTCTAGCCAGTCATTGCCGAGCTCGTGAACCTCGAACCAGTCCCGGGAGGCCATTGTGCGAACCGCTATCTGATCGCCATGGGCCTCGTCATACACTGAGATCGACAGGTTGAGCGTCGGATTGCGCACGTAGGTGTATTGCACGTCGCTGTCGAACCGCTCATCGGAACTCGGAACCACAGACACTATCCTAGTGGGCTGCGAAGACCTGTCCGGCGTCATGGGCAGCCACTTGAATGTGACGAACGGATAGGTGGGCCGAGGATCCGCCTGGTCTGCCTCGATCACGTGTTCAATGCCGTAGTCTGCCAAATACTCCTTCAGACCGGCAACGATGGCCTTGGTGATCTCGTCAAGCTGGACCATTCTTGGTCACCACCTTGACGGCTATATGGACCCGTGCGTCGATGATGTGCGAGTGATCCGTGACCTCATGGATCTCATATAGCGCTCCCTTCCAGATGAACGTGGTTCCTATGGGCAAACCCACGTGGCCGGACGTAATGACCTTGAGATCATTCGACGTATAGCTGCCTGCCTCGTATAGACGCAGATCTTCAGAGGTCAGGTGCGCAACGATGGCCCTTGCCTTGAGCTGCGTGCGGTCAAGCGGCACGTAGCGGCCCTTCTCGTTATAGCTGCCTCCGGCGCCAGGTACGGAGAATTCGATGAACCGGCCGTATTTCTGCATCAGATAGCTCGCCGATCTCATCATTTCTGCACTATCCTCCACTTGATTGCTGCCGGTGATGCCAGCTTACCAGTGTTCATCAGAGGCTGATCGCCCTTGCCTGCACTCGTGCTCTTGGACGCAATCGTGAATGGATGGTTGGGAACGAACTCGCCCCGACGGATCTGCTCGATGATCGCTCCCTGGAGTTCGATGCCGATGAAACTCAGGAGCTTCCCGGCCTTGGCTCTGCCGGCTACAACATCTGAGAGGATCTCGTCGGCCTTTCGCTGAACCTCATCGATCGAGTTGTCGAAGCCCGTCCGGATGAAAGACCTCTCAGGTATCCGGATCTTGCTGCCGACCTTCAGATAGAGGCCGCCCTCTCCGGGCTTCAGCCCGAGCTCTCGGCTTCGCCCGATTAGATACCGGCGCATTTTCTCGGTGACAACGATCTCGCACCCAAACTCGTTGACCGTAGCGATCAGCAGGATCGTGGTGTCTTGATCTTCAAATACCCCCACTTCCACGACACTCCGGCCTAACTCCTCAAGCTCTCGGAGGATGTCAGGTATGGTGTTGTCATCCCTGATGGCTACGGCCATGGCTGTCACCTACAGTCCAGGATTCTTCCGGTACGGCCACAGAGCTTGATACTCGTCCGGACCCCAGTGAGTGCTCCCTATGCCGGCCAGAGTCTCGATGGACATACCCTCGACAGGTCGTTCGATATATCGACCCACCCGGCGCTTTACCCACTGCTTGACCGCGGCCGGGATAGGCAGAGGCACCTCTTTTCCATCGGCATCGACCTTGGTGAACGGATTGTTGAGGAAGGCGTCCGCGTCGTTCTTGGCCGCATCGATGGCATCCTGAATGTCTACGTCCTTGCTGGTGTCCTCTTCAGGAATCCCTAGATAGCACTTCATGTCAGCAACACTGAGCTGGAGACGGTCAGCTACCGCTCCCATTGGCATCAGCCCTCCCGGCTGCGCCTGTGAGATGCCCGATGGCCATTCAGTGCGGCGCGGCTCGAGAATACCTTATCGCAGTCCCCACACCTATAGGTCACGTTGATTCCAGTGGACTCGCCCGTCGGCTCGGTCATCGGCGCATCCGGCGGTTCGATGGCAGTCTTCGTCTCGCTGGGCCCGGGTGTCTCGATCTTCTCCGGCTCCTTGACGGGCACGTTCGTCGGCTGCGTCACGGGCCTCTCAGTCGGCACAGGATCTGGGACCTCGGCGATCAGCCCCCTGCTTATCCAGGTGTCGATAGGAAGTCCTTGCCTGCGGAACACCGGCTCCCCTCTCCGGTGAATCCCATCGGCCCCAATGAACGTCTTCAGTGCTATGTATCTAGGCATAGCGTCAACCTCCACTAGAGTCTTCTGGCCAGTCCTTTACTCTCAAGAACCTTGGCTCTTTGCTTGTCGACTGTGATCAGGCTGTCTCTCCGCTGCAGTTCTTTGCCGTCGTGATGGTTCTTAGTCACGAACATCCGAACACAACCCGCAGGCACCTCGATACGTTGCCCAACAGTTGAACACGGCAAGATCACTGGGTCGAGGAATGATTCCGTGTTGTCTTAGGGACCGGTTGTATTGGAACCCGTGCCAGTGAGCACCTGGACCTCATGCCCGCGCTGTTGCAGCTGTCTCAGCATGGTATGAAGCATCATCTCAGAACCGGCGTTGTGCGCCGGCGGATACCCATGCACGTAAGCCAAGATTTTCACGATACTGCCCCCACAGAGAGGGAGGGGCTTAGCCCCTCCCTCAGCCGACTCAGGATGTCAGCGTTCCCGGTTTATCAGAGTTCTCAGCTGCCAGAATCAGCTGGCGGGGCAGAATCGAACTGCCCATGCACGAAGGCCTCAGGCCTGTAGATCGTTTGGGCGAGGCGCTCCTCAGCCAGGATCGCCACCATGTTCTTGATGAAGAACTGGTCGTGGCTATCGCTGACGCGGATCGCAGCTTCCTCTCGATCCCACAGAGCCGTGCCCATGGCGAACGCTCCAACGAGGAAGTCGCCCTCCTGGATCACAGGAGTGTCGACCACGAAAACTCTCCAGAGCCTCTGCTGACCGCCCTCGGATACCCGGATCCAGATGTAGTGACCGTCCGTCCCCTTCATCAGCTCGATATCTTCCCAGTCATTCGGGTGCAGGACGATACCCGTCACCGGATATTCGGCCAGTCTCGCCTTTGTCATCGCCCTACGGATGGCGTCCACCTTGTTGTCGCCGGCCTTGCCGTCAGACCACTTATAGGACTGGATCTTTGAGTCGGTCAGGATGCCTTGCAGGTTGTTGCCCAGGCCGTCTCCGTAGAGGATCTGCTCATCCTCCACGAGCTTCAGACCGTAGATGAGGCGCTGGTCGATGTACGAGCTCAACTGAGGAGCATCAGCCAGTATCTGTCTCGTAGCCGGCAGCCAGTGAGCTATCGTCTTCACGCTGATGCTCACGATCTCGAAGGACAGGCCAGACTCAGGCTTGCCCTGCGCCGGGGCCTCGCCGACTGTCGCTGCCATGTTGGTGAAGCCAGTCTCCCTGACGAACTCGATTGCGCCGACACCAGTTGTCAGCACTGGGATCAGGTCTCTGACTCTCATGGTCCGATCAGGTGCCCTCATGATCTCGGCGAGCCTCTCAGGCGTATACAGATAGCCGGGGACGTTGCCCAGAGAGGCACCGGTCAGAGTCGTCTTCGTGAAGAAGCTCTTGACCCGGTAGTCCTTCGACTTCGTCTCGCCGGCTGCGATCATCTGCTTGTACGCATCGGACTCGACAAACAGCTGGCCGAAGCTCTTGGTGCTCTCGGGATCGCCTTGAGGCAGCCTGTTCATCTTGGCCTCGAGCTCATCCATGCGGGTCTGAGCGGCCTTGAGATCCTCGCTGATGCCTCGCAGAGACTCCTCGGTCTTCTGGATCGCCTTGGCAGTCTCCGTTGTCGTCTCACCGAACTGCTTGATCTCCTTATCCTGTTGATCAAGCAGCTCCTTCAGTGTTTTGAGCCCCTCGTCCAGAGCGGCTCGAATCTCCTTCAGATCCATCTGTGTGTCACTCCTTTCTCAGTGCCTGTCCAAACCTGCGAAACTCTTTGAGCAGCATGCGCTCTTCGGCCATCTGCTTCAGAGCTCGCACAGATGACAAGAGAGCCGACACGTCGTCGCCTCCCTCACCTGCACCTGGCGAGTGGTCTCCCGAGTCGCCGGCGCTGTCGCTATGCGAGTCCCCCTTGACCGGAGTGGACTTCTCCGAGTCCGGCTTCAGGAGGAGTGCCTTCAGTTCTTGTGCATTCTGCCTGCCCTTTTCGTCGAACACACCCTCGTCTTCGCCTTCTTTGATGAGCGCCACTATCGCCTCAGAGAACTGACTGATCGAAGTCTCGACCTTTCCCGGACGGTCGGTCTCATCGGGATCGCCCACAATGTCATAGATGGTGTCCCAAAGCGTGTTCATGAGGCGGTAGAACCGCTGCCAGAAGTCCTGCTTTTCCAGATTCTCGGTGAAGTCGTTGGCCTTCTTGTGCGTGCTGATCTCGATGGGCTTGTCCCGCTCCTTCTGCTCTCGCTCTTGTCTCAATGCTTTCACCTCATCTCTCCACCGCTTGATGGCCAGCTCGAGCATCTCCGGGACCTCGTCCGTCTCGAAATGGCCGCTCCGCAGGGCTTTTTCCATACGCTCCATCGACTGAATAAGCCGATCGGCCTGGGCCATGGACTTGACCCCGACGATCGGCGTATACTCGTTCATCCCCCATGCGACGTAGGAATACTCATAGAGCTTGAGCTCTTTCAGGTGCCGGATCTTGTTGCTGTCGCGCTCTTCCTTGACCACGTCGTAGCCAATGGATTCCTCGGTGATTACGCCATCCTCGAGGAGCATCAGCACGTCCGACGCCAGTCGGGTTTTCGTGATCTTGGTCTCTACGTAGAGGCCGACGTCATCCTCGCGCATGACAATGGGACGCCCTACCATCCACGCCGGCTCGTGCATGAACAGAGCCTTGATCCGTCTCTTGCCCTCGGGACCCCAGGCATTGATCGTGCGTCGGAAGGCACCCGGATCCACCACATCTCCGCCTTCGTCGACTATGTTGAACGTCGACGGATAGCTGATCACGATACCTTCTTTCGCATCGATATCCTTGAGTCGGAGCTGAACGTTCTTGAACTCCATTCCGCCATCGCCCCCAATGAAAAAACCCCGCTTGAATGCGGGGTTTGCTCTATGTGGTCGCTACAGGATGACCCGGTGCCGTTCGGTGCAACGGCAATTGATAACCTCTTCCGGCGGCCCGCTCGGGTCTCCGGGGAACATCAGGCCATTGCTGTATGGCTCGTCCATCTTGCGAGTTTCGCCGTCGATTGCACTGTGTGCGTCTCGCACCCTGCCGTCGCGGGCGGAGATCCATTCCTTCGTGAGTTCGAGGTCCCACTCCCTGGCGGCCTGACGAGCTCCTTGCCTGTGTCCAAAGTGGACGGCAGCATGTGTCTCAGTTCTCGCTATGGTCATAGCCCGAGTGAGCGTGATCTCAGAATCAGCGGGAGTGGCCCAGGCTTCGTAGCGGTCCCGGATCCGCTTCGCAATCTCCCTATCGGTCTCGCCGGCATCAATGCCGAGCCGGATCTCGGCCCTGATTGCCTCCCTTGTGGTCTCGGTAATCCTCTGCACGTGCCTGGCGGCCGTCGACCGCACCCATCGCCTGATCAGTTCCGCCCATGGGTCGAACTCAAGCTTGACCTCAGAAGGACCCGTCGAGCTCTTCTCCGCTATCGCAGCGAGCCGGTCGACTTCCTCCTGGCCGGCGTATTCGACTATGGCGGTCAGAGCTGCCGACAGGAGGCCCTCCCACTCGGGTGTCTGATCATCTACAGCCTCGAGTGCAGCGTCCTCTCCATCGGTCTCGTAGGCCTCTATGACCTCGTCTGCCTCGTCCTCGAATCGAGCGATGATCTTCTCTTCGAGCTCAGCTTCCCAAGATTGACGGGTCGACTCCACGGCCTTCCAATAGAGTGTCTTCTGTTCTTCTGCGGCACTATCACTCGGCTCGTCCGCCTGTTTTTTGGCAGGAGCTCCGGGAGCGGACAGCAGGCCTAGGCCGCCTCCTCCAAACCGAGGTTCATCTCCGCCGGGGATCTCGTCGAATCCGAGTTCTAGCCGGCGGTTGATCATGTTTACCGGAATGCCCATGCGGAACAGCTTCAGGCCGGTCTCAACCTTCTCATGGAACACCGGAGTCAAAGCGGTCACATTGGCGACATCGTATCGGATCCTGAGCTTGGCCGCCACTCCAGGTTTCACTGACTCCGGATCCCAGAATGGAATCAGACCTACGTTCAAAGCCTCTTGGATGTCCGTAAGCAATGGGATAATCTCATCTTCCCAGAACACCCGTCGAGCCATGATCTTGTTGTTGTAGGTCGCCGAACGATCAGAGAGGAGCAGCAACGGATCAACGCCGAACGCCGCGCATATCTCCTCGACACTCCAGTGTCTGGAGTTCAGGAAGTCCATCTCTACGGGCGTCAACGACATCTGCTGCCACTTGGCTCCGCCACCGAGGACCCAAGGCGTGCGAGCGTTATCAACTCCCTGATGCTGTTCTCTGACCTGCTGACGAGCTTCTTTCCACTGCTCCGGAGTCAGCGGATGCTCAAACGTGAAGACGCCATCGGTGATAGCCCTGTTCTGCAGGCTGACCTTCTGCCAGCTCACTGCTTCGCTATCCGTATCCACGACTCTAGCAGCTGCCTGCAGAGGGCCGATGCCCCAATACGGGTTGCCTGGGTCCAAAAACATGAAGTGCAAGACCTCATTCGGTTGCAAGGTCTTTTTGTCAGCTCCGATCCTGTATTCATAGCCGCTAATCCAATTTTGGACGTCCGGAATTGGCTTAATCCTATCCGGCATAAGCGGCCAGAGCTCAACCGGCATGCCTTGAACCAGCACCATATGCCAGAGGCCATTCCCACTGAGGTGCAAGTGATATGTCAGGCACTCAAAAAGATCCTGTCCACTCATGTACGGATTGGCCTCGGATAGCAGGATCTCGATAGGATGTCCTTCAACCCGGACCCAGTCTCTGCCCTGTAGCTCCTCGACAATCCATGGGATCTGCGAGACGGCCCGGGCCTTTAGCTGGCAGCATCGATAGACCCATACAGATGCCTTGAATCCATTGCGTATCGCATTCTCTGTGGACCAGTCGCTCCAGATCGGCTTCCTGTTCTGCCAGCTCGGGATGAGGGGCAGTCGACCCTCGATTGCAGGTGGCTGAGCCTTCACAAACAGTCGTCGTGCCGCAGATCGCAGGGCAGATCCAAGACCCATGACGATATGTCCCCCCCTCACGCCCGGCCGATCAGGATCGGCGGCTCGTTCTGGAACCTCAACAACGCTTGAGTCATAGCGTCGACCTGATCGTCGTTAGCCCCGTTAGGAAATGCCGCACATTCCTCAACAAAATCCCCGATCCATGGTGCAATGCTCGGATCAGGGATATATACGTTGCCCGCTTCGATTTCTGGGCTGACAGCAGCGGCTCGAGCTTCCTTGCCGCCTTCGGGGTTCACGGCTATCAAGCCGGGTATCTGATGTTTCAGCATCGAAATGACCGCTGGTCCATTGGCCTTGTCCTCGACCAATACAGTTCGGGCTTGAGGCCATTTGGCGCACAAAGCTCGCACAGCCTGTAGGGTTGTTGGGAAGTCCATCCGCGCCCTGATCTGATCTAACAGATACTTGTCCGCCATCCTCCTGGTCCAGACCTGTCCGACCACGAAGTCACTTGTCTTGGTATCCTTGAATGTCATATCCCAGGAGATCAAGAAGTCAGTGAGATCATTCGGAACCTGTCGATAGTAGCGCCACCATTGGCGCTTGAGAATCCCGCCCTCCATGGGGCTCGGTCGTTGCTGATACAGTGCTGCCCAGACGTATGAACCCACCGAGGCCTTGATGGCCGCTAGGGAACTCTCGTCATACATCTCAGGCCACAATGCCTCGTTGACCTTGCGTCCCAAAGGATCGCCCTCATCTTGGGCGATCGCTGGCAGACTCAGCTCTTCCCACTGGTCTGCCTCCGGATCGGCTTCGGCAGCCTTGAGCAATCGGCCTGCCAAGTCGTCTTGATGCCACCTAGTACATACCAGCACAACAGCTGCATCGGGCATCAATCTTGTGCGTAGGACGAATCGATACCAGTCCCATACGGCATTGCGCTGCACTTCGCTATTGGCCGCCTGTGCGTCCTTGAATGGGTCGTCGATGATGGCCAAGTGCGCGCCGTGGCCGGTTATGGGCCCCCCAATGCCTGCGGCAATCAGGCCCCCCGGCGGTTCGCCTGGAGGCCTGTTGGGATCGAGGACATCCCATCGGTACATGGCCGCCGCATCCGGATCGACCCCGAGGTTCCACACTTCTGGGGCATACTGAGCAAAGTCGTTTCGGGCCCTCATCGAGAACCGAAGTGCCAGACCCGCGGTGTGCGAGCTAAGTATCACTCTCCGGTCTGGGTATCTGCCAAGATAGTGGGCCGGGAACTTAACCGAGGTAGTCTCGCTCTTTCCGTGGCGTGGAGGCATTGTGACAATCAGCCTCTTGCACCGCCCATCCTCCACTTCCATGAGCTTCTGTCCGAGCAGCTTAATATGTCTAGGCCTGCGGTAGGTGCGATCAACGTAGCTGGCCCAACCCAAGACGTGAGCTCGCGCCGCTCCGATCCTCCAGGCTTGGTTGCTGATCCTCGGCGAAGATACGATCGAGGAGATCGGGGTTTTCGGAGACGATGCGCTGAGTGATGTCGTACTCATACCGCCTCACTTCCTCGTTCCGAACCGTGGGCTTGCCCGACAGCAATTGAGCCTTGTCGATTGCTTGAGCCAGCACCCCGACCAGCGCCCGCACCCAGGCAGCTCCATCTCGGTCATGAGACTCTCTCCGCTTACCCATTGGGAGCTCCTCTTCATCGCTAATAGCGACGTCGATCTTCTTGATGGCCTTCTCGGCCAGCTCATACATGCCGTCAGCCAGGCCCTTGAGCTTGGAGGCGATATAGTCGCTGGCTTCTGCCAGTGCTTGCTCGGTGGCTGCGGACTGCAACTCCCTCGTTTTTCGCTGCAGTTGGTTCGTTCGGTTCGGTTCGCCTAGTTCGGTTCGATTCTCGAACCGCCATCGCTTTATGGTCCCCTCAGGAATGCCCGTCTGCTCCGAGGCCTCGCGTAGGGTGGTGGCCTCGGCTATCGTCAATGCCTTGATTTTCAGCTCTGCTGACCATCTCGCCATCCCACTCAACCCCTAACCCGAGAGCCGTTCTCTGGCACACTTTGGAAATGGACAATAGATCACCGGGCCAAGCTCCTGCCCATATGCTCGATGCCCGTAGGGGCAGCCCTTGCAGTAGACTTCCACCACTTTGGCGTTCGCTCTGCCCGTGCGTTTCATATCGTCTCCCCCTGGATGCGGGAGCGCCCGAGGTCTTCCCCGGGCGCTCAAAATAGAGTGGAGCAGGTGCCTGCCGTACATAGAGAGAGGGCGCACAATGGCGCCCTCTGATGCTCTCAGCCCAAAAATGGGTATAGTATGACAAGGGCATAGTATCACGGTTTTTGAGGCTTGTCAACAGCCTCTGCGGCCCAGGACTTCGCTCTGAGCAGGCAGAAGAGAGTATCGCAATGTGGTACTTCGGTACCATTCATGATCTTCTGTCCAGAGCTACCTCAAGCAGTCTCTGGGTTGCCTTCGAGAGGCTCAACCCCTCGACTGCAGCCATCAGCTTCAGCCTTCGGATCAACTCCGGTGGCAGCCAAACCTTGACCTGCCGTTTGCTTTGCATGCTCGATCGCACTCCTATCCACCTCATACCAACGCCTCGGCCTAGGCCGCTTCGTCCGGTATCTCCTGCCGGATCGGCCCTTCCCGCGTCGGTATGGGATCTTCAAATCCTGTTCGTCTTCCCATGCCCATTGCGCAGTTACGTCGACCGTCTCGATCCTCACAACGACATCACGCACCCTGAGGCAGCTGGCGTTCGTGCATCGCCATATGCCGTTCGCAGGATCGTCCAGATAAAGAGGCGAGTAACATACAGGACAGTGATAGACCGGCGTTCGGTCATCCTTGACGCTCATTCATAGCCCACCTGCCTTATGGCGCCTCCGGAACCACGCCGGTATGATCGGGCTCGCATCAGCTTCTTGATCTCCTCCTCATGCTTGGCCGCACGGTAGAGTTCCTCGCCCTCAATGAGTTCTGCGAAGTCGTGATACTCTAGCCCACAGCGTTTGTTCAGACACCTCGCCTTCCCATCAGTCCTGCCTGACCAGATGAGCGATTCCTCACCGCACCGGGGACAGGTCCATAGCGTGACCGCACGAGGCCGGCCGAGGAGCTTGCTGGCTCTGTGCCACAACTCCCAGTCGATTGTAGTGCCCATGCGATCACCTCCAAAATGAGAAGAGCCGACAGCCCGGAGACAGATCTCCTAGACTGTCGGCATCCCTAAACAGGTGAGCCGATACTATGTTGAGCGCCTTATTGAGGTCTGGTCTTCTCTGTTTTCTTGACCCTCAAATACAGCACCATGAACAGAGGACTCATAGGGTTCTTCCACGAATATTGGAGTGAGACTTCAGCAACCTCGCACTCCACTTTGTAATACGTTTCTCCGCCGATAGTCGCATCCCAAAGTAGGAAGCGATCACCCGTCTTGAGATTCGGCCACGCTGTGCTTCTTAGCACCGCAACTGTCTCTTCGGTGCCCGCAACCTTAATAATCACCTCCGGAAGGGTGACCGCCCCGGGGATCACGTTCTGTTCCAAGATCAACACCCCCATTCGACTCTTCAGCTCAGGCCACTATCCAACTCTCACCTTCTCGAGTTCAACCGATCGACTCACCTCAACAGGCTTTCCCAAGCAAACCAAGATGGAAACCTCGCCTGATGCCTTGCTAGTCTCAAACTCATTCAGGGTCTCCGCCAACTGCTTCATGACATCCGGTGGACTATTGCGACACTCATCCTGGTAACTATCAGTAATGACTGGCCGGACCCAGATGGGTTTACCGCTCCGAACGTCAACAGCAATTGTCCCGCTGTAGAGGCGTTCCTTGTACAGCTCGATCAGATCTCCAACCACTCTCAACGTATCCTTTATTGACATCCTGCGCAATTCCTGCCTGTTCATCTAGCATGTCTCACCTGCCTCACCGCCCCTCGGTGGCGTCGGTAGGTGTCATGGCTCTCCTGCACCTCTCGGAGTTCCTCCTCTCGTCGAGCTGCTAGATAGGCCTCATGGCCCGAAAGGAGCTCCTCGAAGTGGTTGTAGTGAAGCCCGCACTTCCGGTCGAGACACCTTGCTCCGGCACCCTTGACTCCCGGCCACACGAGCGTCTCCTCACCACACCTCGGGCAGGTCCACAAGGTGACCGCGCGCGGACGGCCGAGGACGACCCTGGCTCTGCGCCAAAGCTCATGGTCGATCGTGCGGTCTACTACATCCCTCGTCTTCACTCACAGCCACCTCCGGATCTCCACGAATCCCGCCACCGTCACGAGCACGCTCACGAGGCCGAGGAGCAGCACGTGCCTCATCGCCCCCGCACCTCCCGCAGGACCTGCGCGTACGCCCACAGCGAGCCCGCGAGCCAGCCGAGGGCGGAGTAGGTATTGGACCGCCTTCGCAGTGGCCATCGGCCTGCCTACAAAGCACGTCAGCAACGACTGGTCCCAGCGGTCCGCCCGCCAAAAACGCTATCGACACACAGAACACGCCTACCCAATCAGTCATTACCCCACCCTCTCCGTGCGAAGTCGCTCAGGCCAAAGCCGATCGACCGCCTCCAAGTAGTCCAGCGCCGCTCTCATGGTCCCCTTGACTATATACTCTGGCACCTTCTCCAACTCGGCCAGAGACACCGATGCTGGGCCATTGTGCTTGCTACGCTCCCATCCAGCTCGCCAGCGGCTCCATGGGATTACGAAATACTGTCGCGTGGAGGTGAACTCAACCAGGATGAATGCCAACCCTCCGGCACGCTCCCAGTCGTCGAGGAACTCCGCCTGGTGAGGCTCAACCCTGTCCCAGCGGATCCGGTGCCCAGCAGTCTCCTTGGCATCGAACGCAATTGCCATGCACCGGTAGATGCCCACGAAGTCCACCGTTGCCTTCTGGGTCACCTTGGCCGACACCACATTACCCTGGCGGTCGCGGATCGGCAGCCACTCCGTAGGCACCTTATGGACAACGGCAACCCCTCGAGCCCGATACTGCCTATTCGCGATCTCGACCAGCTGCTCGAGTACTCGGCCCCTGTTGGCCTGCCTGTAGTCCTTACGGCATTGATCTCTCATCCCATCGCCTCCGGATCATAGTAGGGGCAGTGCTGCCGACACCATGTCTGTTGAGCCTCACGATCCGCCTTGCGAGCGACGTTCAACACCGATGCTATCGCCAACCCTATCGCCAACCCTATCGCCACACCCACGACCAACAGCCAATAGGACATCTGGATCAGCTCCCTTCTGCAACGTCCCATAGGGTGGGTTTAGCCCGTCGTCTCTTCTCTCGTAATTGCTTAATCTGCTCCCACACCTGAAGGCCTTTCCTCTGACAGTCATCTCGCCACCAATACAGTCTGTGTGCGAGGCCGATCTTTGTGTATGGGTATCCGAAGGCCCCGACCGACTTCGCCATTTCGACAATCTCCTGCTTGGTATGAGCTGTGACCAACTGCTCAGGCGTTTTGTCCCGCAGGTATATCCGCATCTTACCCGCTGCTTTGAGTCGGTCAATCATCTCCTGCTTTGTGCCGGAGTAGGGGATACCCATGAGCAGACAACATCCCTTGAGCTGCTTGATCGTGAGATCCAGCTTCTCGCACTCGACGAGGTCCTCATGTGTGAGGTCAAGGATGTTCATGCTCGATCTAGCTCCTCCGCAGGCGAGGCCTCGGCTCCCGCTTGGCCGCCTCATCGGCCATCTGCCGGATGCCCGCCACGATCAATGTCGGCGAGATCAGCAGCGCCACAAGTGCCAGTATCCCTATGACTAGATCCATTTGCGTCCGCCTCCCACAGCTCGAGGGCCCGTCGCTCCTCGACCTCTACCGACCGAAAATGCGCCAGCACCGCATCTACCGTCCTCTGAATGTTGTTATGGAGTGATCTTTCGAGGTTCCAGCTTCGGTGTGGCTCCTTCGGGTAGTGCTTGAGAACGTGCAGAACGCTCTCCTGGTTTGCCGTCAGCCGCTCTGCGATTACGTCCCGCAGCGTCCGCCTCTTTTTCACCTGCTTCGCCTTAGCTTGCATCTGAGCATGTCTCTCCCGTTCAGCCAGTCAGCATGCCTCTGCGCCTGCTCCCGTGTCCGAAACCGCATGGGCATGCCCGGCTCCGGTATCAACGCCTCTGTATTATCGATCAAGTAGAACGTGACGCCGTCTCTCTGCTCAGTTCCCACTATCTCGTATCTGGCCATCACGCCATCGCCTCCAGCGCTCGGTCAAACAGAGACGGTCGCCTTTCAGTGTCATCCTCAGGATCGGCATCCTTGCCTCTCCGAGGACGAGGCTTCCCGATGATCGCCGCACCGGCTCCCGAGGTAGTCAACAGTGTTGTCTTGATCGACTCCCAGAGGCCCCAGCCGCCCTCTTGGAGCATCAGCGAAACCGCGTCCAGTACGGGAACACCATCGGGTGTGACCATGGTCTCGATGCCAGGAACGTTTTCGAAGACGAGCGCTTTCGGCCGGATCTCAAGTACCATCCGCGCAAATTCGAAGACTAAGCTATTGCGTGGGTCCATGACGTTTCGTCGGCCAGCATAACTGAACCCCTGACATGGCGGCCCTCCCACGACCACATCCACATCACCAGGCTTCAGTCCAAGAACGTTGAGCATGTCCTCGCCCTTGAGTTGCCTGATATCCCCAAACCAGAAGTGCCGGACCGGAGGAATCTCCGGGTGGTCCTTGATCCATCCGCTGCCGCTGGTCATGATGCTATTAATGAGACCTCCGCATTTTCGAGCCTTGCGCTTCAGTGAGCGTTCGAAATAGTCTTCGAGGCGTTTTCTGTCTTGATCGATCACGTAATGGATCTCCACCGGATAGCTGCCCAGGTTCATGAGATAGGTGTGCGTAGCATGCACGTCGTTGTCCACACCCGCCAGCACCTCAAAGCCGGCGGTCAAGAAGCCAGCGCTGAAACCTCCACAACCGCAGAACAGGTCTATGACTGTGGGTCTCTTAGTCCTCGGGACCCATATGCCCGATGGGTGGTGTAGGAACTCGAGGTCCTGCATGTCCATCAGCTCGCCTTCTCTCCCTTGCTCAACCGAGCCAGCAGCTGCTCAGCGACCTCAAGCTGCCTGGCCGCCTGCGTGACTATCGTTGTGTTCTGCGCAATCAACTCCCGCACGGCCTCAAGGACCTCATCTGCCACTCCAGAGTCATCCGGATCGGCGCCTAGGTTGAAGCGCTTGATCAGCTCGGCCTTCGAGATCAGTATCCGCCGGCCGACTCGTTGCACCGGTATCTGGCCCTGGGCGACCATCTCATATATCCGGAGAGTGGTCAGACCCATGAACTCGGCCACGTCGGCCACTCGCATGAGCTCCGGATAGCTGTCTATGCTGCGTGGTCTGCCCCTTGATCTAGCCATTGACGGCGACCTCCTCGCCTTGAGTCTCGATTTCTCCATCATCCGTAAGCAGCGACGCACCAAGTCCAGTTGCCACAGTCGGGCGGTATCCCAGGACTCCCGACAGGCTGATGTTGTGCCGCAGGGCTATGATCTCGCTCCTCCGACTGAGCTCTGCCGCCGATATCTCGCCGGCGATCATCCTGCGAACTTCTGCGCAGCACTCAGCAAACACCCTCCCGCCTCTGCCCTTACCCATCAGCTCGCACTCCTCTCTAGCGTCTTGAATGACGTGGTTGCCGGATCCCACTTGAGTTCGATGTCTCCTGTGGGCCCGTTTCGCTGCTTGGCTATGATCAGGTCCGCGATTCCCTGACGGTCGCTGTTGGGGTCGTAGTAGTCGTCACGGTGGAGAAACATGACAACGTCTGCGTCCTGCTCCAGTGACCCGCTATCCCTCAGATCCGCCAGGCTCGGCCGGTGACCGCTTCGCTTCGTGGTCTCCCTCGAGAGCTGAGACAGCGCCAGCACCGGGATGTTGAACTCCTTGGCCATGGCCTTGATCTGCCGTGAGATCAGGGCCATCTCCTGTTCTCGGTTCCGGTTTGGCATGGAGTCCGCGATTAGCTGCAGGTAGTCGATCGCAACCCACCGGATGCCCTCTTGAGCTATCAGCCTCCGCGTAACCGCCCGCATCTCTGCGACATGCCTCGAGGAGTCGTCGATCCACAGCGGGAAACCTGACAGCCTCCTCACTGCCTCGGTGAGCTTAGCATAGTCGTCCTCGAGGCACCTTCCCGTCCGAATCCTCTGCATATTCACACGGGACAGGCTGGCCAGCGACCGCTGGCCGAGGGCTATCCTGCTCATCTCCAGGCTAAAAAACAGCCCGGGATACCCCTGCTTTGCAGCGTTCTCTGCTATGTTCAGGGCGAATGCAGTCTTGCCCATGCTCGGCCTGGCCGCCAGGATCAGGTACTCGCCTGGCTGCATACCTGACGTCATCAGATCGAGTTGGAGGAACCCTGTCGGAACGCCCGTGATGACTGCCTTCTTCTCGTGCCGCTCCTTCATGAGGTCCCAGACCTCGTGCATAACGGAAGCGTAGTCCACTGGCTGCGTTCTTGCCGTGTGCATTGACAAATCGTATCCCAGAGCCTGAGCCTGTTCGATTGCCTCCTCGCTGCCGGCCAGTGCTAGATCGATGAGCTCTCGGCTGCGCTTGGCTATCTTCCGCAGCTGCGCCTTGGTTCTCACTGCCTCGATGTGCTGATCCAGCGGAGCGAGCGACACGACTGCGTTCATCAGCTCGCTGAGATAGACGGCGCCGCCGATCTTGTCCAGGATTCCCTCCTGCCGCAGCAGTTCGGTCACGGTGATGAGATCCGGGATCTTGTCGTCAGCTCGCAGCCGGGCAATGGCACTGAATATCGGCTGGTGTCTGGGCGCGTAGAAGTCGTCAGCGGTGAGACTCGCAATGACGATGTCTGACTCATGCTCGTTGCCCATGCAGGCACCGAGGACGAACTTCTCTGCGTCTATGTTGTGCGGGAGCTGCACCTGTTTCTCGGCCTTCGCCATCGCTATCCTCCTCCAGCTGCTAGTAGCTCATTGAGCAATGCCTGAGTCTCGGCTCGCCTGCGAGCTCCGATCTCCCTGTCTCGCTGTATCGCCGCTTCTTCCTCTACCAACTCCCGGGCTTCGTTGATAAACTCCCTGCAGAACTGGTAGGAGCGGATGTCAGGACCGAGTCTAGGATCGCCGCGCTTGTGTCGGCCTTTTTCCAGCTGCGACTCGCAGGCCAAGTCAACGGCACGTATGACCACCCGAGGCCCGTGCCTGGCGCAGTCCTCCTGGAGGTCAGCGAGATCCCGTCCGCTGATCTGTGTGGGCAGCATACGCAGGCGCTTGGCCATGTGACTCAACACTTGCCCATGGCCGGAAGGTTCAGCGGGTTCTGCTGCCGGACAGGATTGACTCATCTTCCCATCGACTTCAGCAGCGGCAAGCTTATTTCGGTCAGGTTCGCTGGAGCCGGCCTCTGTGGTACTTACCACCCCGGGTACTGATGCTGCTGCTGTAGTACCTTTACTTTCCTTTCCTTTACTTTGTGGTGTTTCCGGCCCAGGTTGCCCCGACAACTCAGTCTCTGGTTGGGTTTCCGGACCGGAAACTCCCGTTGACGCGCATAACTGTGCCGGATTCGGTCTCGCCGGAGGGTCCTGTTTCCGCTTGGCGTAGACCTCCGCTAGACGATCGACGAAGTTCTGAGACCAGATGATCCGGTATTTCCACAGCTCAGGGTCGATGGCGTCCAGCTCAGCCAAGGTGTCGAGGATTTTCTCCACAGAATCCTCGTCCATCCGCATTTTCGCCACCAGAAACCCCCACTCAGCCGGGTTTCTGCAGTCGTAAACGTGATCGGCCGTCGACCCGAGGAGTTCCAGTAGCTTGAACCAAAAAGCGTAGCCGTCGTTGCCGAACTTGGCGTCGAGGATATACATGGTCTTGCTCGAAGCTGCATGGGTGTCATGCGGGAAGTAGTCGACCGTTCGCTTGATGGGCCTGGCCACTCGTGACGCCTCCTTACTAGCCGACTAGCTTAGTCACTACAAATCTGAACAGTTTGCAGTCATGGCAGTCGTGATCCTCGCACTCCTCTGAGCAGTAGGAGTGGAACCGCTTGAACACAGTGGATTTCCTGTATCTCCGATCGTCGATCTCTCTCAAACGTCTGGCGATGGTCATGTCGGACTTGTGCAACACCTCACCGATCTCTCTGTAGGTCATGACCAGATGATTCCGCATGTACCACGCACGTTCGCTCAGTGTCTCAATGTAGGGCGGGAACTCGATCTCCTTGAATGCCATGCCAACCCCTCCGTCGCCAGAATCTTCACACAGCCTGCTGTCTGAACCCTCGCTCACGCAACCCCAGTTTCTCAGCCCGTTCCCATACTGCCGCTGGAGTCCGGCCTGGCAGCATAGCCGCAATCTCGACACATGCCCGTCGACCGTAGTAGGTCTCAAGGATTCGGTCCTCTTCACTGGACCACGGTTTGTTAGCCTCTCGGACTCGCTTGAGACGACCAGCCCGACGCAGTTTGGCTCGCATGTTCAGAATCGAGCCTTCCGAGCGCCGTAAGTGCCGAGCCACGTCAATCACGGGCCAGTCGGGATGGTCGATCACGAACTGCTCCTCGTGCGGCTCCCAAGGACGGTTGAGGTTTGCCCATATGGCTGCCTCGGCCTCGATGTCCCGCCGACAGGGCTCGTCGGTCCGGATCCGGGTAGCCGCCAGTCGCACTGGTCGGGGGTTCGCAGGGTGACGGCAGTCGTATCCTGAGCGGTAGTCACAGTCCATACACTTCATAGGCCCACACTCCACCACAACATAGCAATTGACATGGCCAAGGCGATGACAAGGATCTCGATCAGCACATCGACGGCTCTCTCGACCAGCTCCCCGATCCTCAGCCTGCGCATGGCGTCACCTCCGGCATCTGATCCCATATCCGCCCATCGAGGAGACGGCCTGCGCGTCCCTTGCCGACTCGTATCATGAACTCCCATCTGCGTTCCCACACATCGAGTCCCCAACCGGAGTAGGGCTGCCGAACCTCACCGTCCGGGGCCATGATGATTTTCTGATGGGGCTCGTCCCAGCAACCATCGTGCGGCATCCACTGACCCCACTGCTTGAACAGGAAAGGCACCTCTGCGTTCACACACTGGTTTCTCAGCGACCGCACCCAGTCCGGGTGCATGGGTCGTGCGCCTTGACCAGACTCGCCGCCGCAGATAACCCAATCTAACTTTGGCCCTTGATGTCCCGCACCACGACCATGCCAGTCGAGGTAATAGTCATCACCAGTCAGTGCGTTAATCTTGCGGTAGGTCTCTGGAGCACATGGTTGCGAGGAACCAGGGCCGGTGACGGGGATGATGATCGCAGTTAGATTCACGGGTCCCAGCATGGGTTCTATTGACACAAACCGCATCGCTGCAGGGATCTTCAAAAGGTGTAGGATGCGCTTAACAGCGTCCTGATTTTCGACGGTGACACCCAGCCCGAGGTTGGGCAGATAGTCATCGCCACCAAGGACACGTGCTCCTTTACCGCCATACAGCTTGTCCTCGATGTTTTCCGGCCGCTTTGTCAGCATCAAGAATGTGTGCTGTGGGCAAGCAGCAATGATT